TGCTGTGCTTGGTGTATGGCTGTGATGATTGCACCTGCCTCACCGTTCATAAGGCACTCATTGGCGTCCTTGTATGGCAACACGGCAATCTTTGTTTTACCAAGAGGCAACACTTCGGCACAGGCTTTGGCTGCCTCTATACCTGCGGTGTCTTGGTCAAACATAAGGATGATTTCGTCAAAGTTAGACAGGTAGTCTATCTCTTTCAGTAGGTGTTTCTTAGCACTCTGTGCGCCATGCGGAACGCTCACCGTGGCAAACTTATGCCCTTGGACTTGCGATACGGTCATGGCGTCTATTTCGCCTTCGCAACAAACTAACTTCTTACCAGAAGACCACAGATGCCAACCAAAGAGACCCATCTCCTTAGCGTCACCCACTACTGAAAACTTCTTGTCTCTGGTGCGTACCTTTTGTGCTACGGCCTGACCTTGGCGCGTCTTGTATGTCGCCAGATGCACAGGTTCACCATTCAACTTCCCCACCATATAACCAAACTTGCGGCAGGTGGCCTCGGTTAGGCCACGGTTCCGTAGTTCCACGTAGTCACCTTCAAGTAACTCTCGCTTTGTCTGTGTTTGGATGGTGGTCTCGAAACTGTCGTCATCTGATGGTCTGTAGGTCTCACAGGAGAAACACCACATGCTGCCATCGCTGTAGAGTGCGTTTGCATCCGAAGAGCCACAAGCCTCGCATGGCTCATGACTAACGAACTCCGCACCGCTATCGTTAATCTCTTTGTTCATTTCGCTGTCCTTAGCAAATAGAAAAAGGGGCGACCTTAGCCGCCCCTCGCTCACCTTTGTAGGCACTCTTCAATCCAGTCATCAGGGATGACCTTATGCGCCCATAAGAAACCATGCTTTTCGCAATAGTCTGCGTAGGTAGTTTTGCTACCTTTGTAGAGTTTGGACCGCGCATTGCTAAACACAAATCGAATGTCGATGTCTGTGTGCTGCTTCTTAATCAGGAGGTGTTTGGCTCTATCGGCTACTGCCCATATGCCTTTCCCTTCTAAGTACCAAAAGCCACCCTTCTTCGGCAATTTGAAGTCTGGTGTGTACCTCGCTTGCCGCTCTGGAATGACGTAATGAATACGGTCAGTCTCATACAATACTTCAATCTCATGTGACCGAAGTTGCTCCGCTATGGTTTCTTCGAGGCCCGAACGGTAACCCGCCGCCAAGCCTCTGTAGAATGCTTTGTTCTTCTTTGGGAGGTTAGAAGTCAAAGTCATCCTTGGTCACGTCTGTCTTGAGGTTGTCAGACGTGGCCCCCATTGACGCATCGACGACAAAAGAGCCTTCGATTTCGTCAAATCCTGTTTCATCCCCACCGAAACCTACGACCTCGACCACCTGTATCTTGTCGAGCATAAGCCCAACACCAGAAGTCCCTGTCACTGTGTAGAGGTTGAGGATGCCACCACCGCGCAATTGACTACCGCCACCTATGTTCGGCAGTGCGCTGGGTGCGATTACTTGACCCTTGGTGTCGTAGAACTTTGGTTGGTACTTTGACTGAACCTTAAAAGAAACCTCACCAGTCTCTTCGTCTACGCTGTAGGGCATACGAATGTTCTTTTTGGCACCAAACTCTTCAGCGGCTGCCTCTTTGATCTTAGAGACCAAAGTCTTTGCGTCTTCTTGTGACATCACAAGTTCCGTCTTGTACTTCGGGCTGTCCGTGTTGAAAGCCGTGTCTGGTTTGTTGAGGTGCGGGTATTTCGCGCGTCCTACGTTAGTCAAGAATTGTATCTTTTTTGCCATTCTTTAGTCGTTCCTTTGTGCTGATAGAAAAAGGGGTGACCCGAAGGCCACCCCAGAGGACAGGAAAAGAGTTTGAAACACAGCGGAAAATAGGGAGGAGAAAACCGCTGTCCTTCGAAGGGGGGGCAGAAGTCAACTGAAGCAAAATTGACTCATTTTGATGGACTCTAAATCCAACGTCCCCTTCTCTGGTATCTTCCTGTCAAACTCATATGCAGGGTTAGACAGTTGTTGCCGAACTTCGTTTTCAAACCGTTCAAAGACACACTCACCGCTGTACATGTCGATGAAGGTTTCTCTCACGGTGTCGAACAAGTCCCACACGTCACCACTTACTGAAAAACTGTCGTGAATCATAAAAAAGTCCTCAGCGGTCCCTTGCTCCAACATTCTGACGATTGTCAGATGCATGTGGGCTGAGTCACACCCATGAATCATATTGGGTGCTATGCCGTTTGTGGCCTTCTTCACGTCACTCTGGTCTATCTCTTCGCGCAATGACATCTTAGTCCGTCCGCGCTGCTTGATTGCTCTGTCATACAGGAATATCTGTATCTCCTTACGCTTGGACTTCCTGTAGTCTTGGACAATCGGAAAGCCACTTGGTGACGTCCACCGAATAGGCTTGTTCTCACGTGCGAGAGCCTCGGTTACATGCTGTAGGTACTCCATAGCCTCAGACACCTTTGGCAGGGTGTCCTGAATGGCGTCATAGCATACCTGAGCCATGAACCTTGCAGCGTCGAACTGTTCCTCCTCAGTAGACCCGAGAGGATGCTTGTCGATTTCCTTGTAGGCAACTTTACGCTGCAAGGGCTGCATGAAGTCCTCCACGAACTGTGCAGACATCCCGACAGGCTTGGAACTATAGCCGAAGGTCATCACTGACCTTTTTAAAACGCTTCGGGTGACCCCATAGTCTAGCCAAGTCTTCGCAAGTTCACCCACCGTCTTGCTGTTGTCGCGTCTGACGTTGAAGGGTGTTGTGTCCTCAAGTTTACCTTCGAGAACCTTGACTACTCGCTCTGCATTGGTGCGGTAGATGTCAGCCATCTCCTCGCTTGGCACTAGGTTGACCAAGGCACCCTCTTGCTTGCTTTGGTTGATGCCGCTGTAGTGCTGCACACCACTGTTAGTTCCATCAAGGCTGATAGGGACGTAGGCCACAAAGTCTTCACCCTCTGCCTCCAGTCTTGCGTACTCAAAGACAGCCGCAAGAAACTGGAACGGTTTGTCAGCCTTAGACCAAATGTCAAAAGTTGACTTGAAGTCTTGAGCGACCTCTAACAACCACCCCCGATTATCCTCTACCCACTGCACACGGTCATCCAGTGGACGCTTGGACACTTTGTCAAAGTCCCCTACGTTTGCCAGATGCACCTTGAGCCAAAAGGCGTTATTCCCTTCGATCTGGTAGCCTCTGTAGTAGGTGAAGAGTGCCTTAATGTGGTCATCTCTGTGGTAGTTAAAGGAGGGGACGAAGTACAAGCGGCCCCTGAAGTCCATATAGACTGGCAAAAAGAACTTGTCGTGAACCGATAGTTCATGCGCTGTCTGTAAGTCCTGACGCATGACCTCGGCTGCCCCTTTGACCTGTGACTCTAGTTTCTGGTGTCTCCTGATGTCTGCTTTGATTTCCGCGATGACCCCACGGTCCAACTCTTGCCAGTCCTTAGGCATCCTTGGTCTCTCTGGTAACTTTGCTGTGGGAAACTTACCGAACTGCTTTTGTTCATCCCAACACCACTGGACCGCCTCCAGAACAGGCCCATTGATTGCCAGAGGCGTCGCCTGAAGCGCATTGACTGCCTTGACATAGGTAGGGGTGCCTTGAGTGAAAGCGTAGCGTATGGCGGCTTCCTGTTCGACTGTGGCACCTCTGACCAATTTGACCGAAGAGGCTAGGAAGTCATCGTGATAACACCCTGTGTCAAAGTCCACCCAAGGCTTAGGCTCCGCAAGCATAGGCTTATAGATCGGGGCCATCCATGAGAGGTAGCGTTCAGACTTCTCTAGTTGCTCTTGTGCTTCATCAGTAAAGGTCAACTTGAGACTGGTGTTGTTTTTGCCTTCCTTGATCAACTGCTTGTCAAACACGTCAGAGAACTCAAGGACATTTGACAACACAGGGGCCGCTAGTTTGGCTCTGCGTTCTTCAAGTGCCTGACGTTCTGCACGTGTCTTGGCTATACCAAAGTTCAAAGACCGCATACCGTTCTTCTCTGCGATAATCCGCAGGGCTTTCAGTCTGTAGGCGGGGCTAGTGTGAGCCTCTGTGACTTGGTCTATAAGTCGCTTGTTTGTGTTGAGTGGCTTAGGTCTCTCAAGCCCTAGTTCTTCAGCTTGCTTTACGGCTGCACGGTGCTTGGCCTTATCGTCAAGCATTAGGTCATTCTTCAGTAACTCTTTTTCAATGAGTTCACCCATGTTTTGGGCTACACGTGTCAAGGTCATCAACTTCAACACCCCATTGAAAGAACACAAAAGACCTATGTAAGCTAAAGTGCTTGGGTCTACTTGAGACAACTCCTCCACCCACATAGGTAGACGGCCTTTAGTGGCTTTAGCTGTCTTTAGTGACTTCTGTATTCCTTCAGCCACCTTTGGTAATGCTTCTTTCAGTTTGTTGAAGTGGTGGGGGCTTTCTGTCGCTTCAGTCTGCTCAGAGTGCTTTTGGTCCCACTTGTCTTTCCCTTGTTCCCTCATGCTACGCTCATAGGCGGCATTGCTATCCTTGGTATCTATAGTAGTATTCATTTGTCGGCTTTTTCCTGTTGTCCTTCGAAGGGGGGGCAGAAGTATTTTTTAGGCTGCTCGACCTGCCTCAATTCCCCTTCGTTGTACTCCGTCGTTTACTTTTGTATTCACCCTGCCATTTGCGCTGCCAGTGCTTGAAGTGCGCTAGGCTTGGCTTTGATGTACTTGCGGGTCGTCTTCTCGCTCTTATGGCCTAAGAGCATCCCTATGACCGCTGTGTTAGCCTTAAGGTCATTTGCCATGACTGTCGCGGCTGTGTGCCTCAGCGTGTGGAACACGTAGCGGCTATCGTTGCCGAGGATGTCTTTACGCATGGCACCCCAAGCACGGTAGAACCGTGTGTGTTCAAAGTACCCTCGACAATCGAAGCCTAAAGCCTCCAAAGCAGAGTATGCCCTAGGATTCACTGGAACGTACCTCTCAGTGCCGTTCTTGGTTTTGGCTAGGTGCACCCATATGTCACCGTTCTCGTCCTCAGTGACGCTGTGAGGGGCTATCTGACATATCTCACCGAGCCTCATGCCTGTCTGGTGACCAATGACCACAAAATGTTCAATCCAAGGTTCACTGGAGTCCCTGAACCAAGCCTCCACACGCTGCAACTGTGCTTTGGTAAAGTAAAGGGGACGCTGTGTGTTTTCTAGGGTTTTCCAAGTGAACTGTGGTGCGTGGGTGATTACCTCCTCCTTCACCGCTTGCTTGAAAACCTTAGTTAGCATGGCTGCATAATGGTTCACTGTGTTGTCGCTCAGTCCTTGCGCTGTAAGGCTGTCAAAAAATGCGTGGATGTCGGAGGGCTTGAAGTCGCCTATGTGCCGTGTGCTGTGGTCAGCAAAGGCAGCGAACCTACGGCCCTTGGTAACCGATCGACGCTTGTGGTCCCCACGCCACATGCGGTCCGCTTCCTGTTTCATGAAGTCTGCAAAGGTTATCATGATGTGGCCTCCTCCGTGTATGCGATGATGAACAGGTGACCTTCCGCGTCCACAAAGGTTGCTGCGTCAGTCACTAGGTAATCTTTGGCATCTTCTTCAGGGTGCGCTATCCACACAGGGTGTCCGTCATACCACTTGTTGTGCGCTAGTTCGGTGTCATAAGTTGCTAAATCTTTAGTCATACGTGTCTCCTTTAAAAGGGTGGCTCGTCTGTGGGCTTCTCTGGCTTCCACACAACATCCACCCCATGCATGTTAAGAATGTAAGCCTCTAAGGTGTGTCCCCAGAGGCTTAGGGGTGCGTTAGTAGATTGAGCCAAAGACAAGGCCGCCGTAGAGGATGAAGAAAAGGCACAGTACGCCTACGAGGTCTCCGAGGATTTCTTTCCAGTTCCACATGGTTACACCTCCTCAGCTAGAAGTTCATCGCACTCGGCTAGGCGATCCATTTCGTCGTTAAGGTATTTCATAGTGCGGCTGTAGATTTCGCCGTACACAACCGCTGCGGCATGCTTGCGGATGTCATCGTACTTCTCGCCCATGTCTTCCACGAACTGTTCACCTTGGTCAGTGTCGCAATTTGCAATTATCTGTAAGGCTTTGTGATAGTAGATAACGTGTTCGCTGTTATCGGCGTACTGGTGCGCCCATTCGTCAGCGTTATTCTGTAGTGACGTTAGTGGGTCACGGTCCCACATTGCATCATCGCGCTTACACTGAGCAACGATGTCCTCTGCGTAACCTTTGCACAGTAGGTCTAGGGTGTAAGTATGTGTAATTTCATTTGTCATTCTGACTGTCTCCGTTTGGTTGCGGAGGTATGCAGTCGGATGTCCTTTGATGTGGTGGGCGACCCTGGAATCGAACCAGGCGTGCGTCTCCGCGAGGGAGTTACAGTCCCCTCGAACCTATGAGCCACCAATATCGCAGAAGCCCCGACAGCCTCCGTAGCACCATGGAATCACATCGGTAATCCCCTGTCAAACATTTTGTTCACTATTTGATAAACAAAAGTACTTCTGCCCCCCCATAGAGAGGAAGCGGACACCACCGCCGCCGAGGGACCACTGAAGTGACTATAGCCAC